ATCACGTCAGCACAGATGGCTCCTAATTCTGTAAATACATCAGAATTAATAGATGACGCAGTAACTGCTGACAAGCTTGCTAACACGTCTGTAACTGCTGGTAGTTATGGTTCATCAACTTCTATTCCAAGCATTACTGTAGACGCTCAGGGACGTATTACAGCAGCATCTGGTAACTCTGTTAACACAGATCTAGTCGGTGACACATCACCACAGCTAGGCGGTGACTTAGCAAGTAATGGAAATGATATTCTCATAGCGGATAATGACTCTATCAAACTTGGATCTAATAATGACCTAGTTATGGTACATGATGGTTCAAACTCATACATAAAAGATATTGGTACTGGGTCTTTATGGGTGTATTCAAATGATTTTCGTGTTGCTGATGCTGCTGGTAATGAAAATATGATTAAAGCGACTGAAAATTCAGCAGTAGAGCTATATTACGACAACAGTAAAAAGCTTGAGACATACAATGACGGAATTACTGTTCATGGTAGAGCCCAAATAGATGGTCATTGTTTCCCTTATAGCAATAATGCTTATGATCTAGGCTTGTCTGGCAACAGATGGAGAAACGTCTACACCAACGACCTTCACTTATCTAACGAAGGTTCATCTAACGATGTAGATGGAACTTGGGGTGACTGGACAATACAGGAAGGAGAATCAGACTTGTTCTTAAAAAATAACCGTTCTGGTAAGAAGTACAAATTTAATTTAACGGAGGTATCATAATGGCAGTAAATATAGCAGAAGGCCAAATTTTAGGTAAAGGTGGTGGTACTCGACTTTTAATTACTGGTAGTATGAATCCTTCACAGGATTTAACATGGACAATACCTTACAACGGAAATGCTAATGGTGGTAATGGAGTGATATTTAAAATACTTTGGCAAATGAACCATTGGCACTCTGGTAGTTGGTATAAAATTAATGAAGGTTATTATTATACTTTAGGAAGTAATACTTTATATCAAAGATATGGTTTACGAGAAGTAGCTGGAACTGGTAGTTCAAACTGGTCTAACGGACATCTTGATATAACACTCCAAAGTTCTGGAGGCACTTCTCCAAATAATCAATTATTACTAATAAAGTATGACGCAGACGGAGCACCAGCATACGGATCTTCGTACATTTTAGATCTTATATACACTGGAACTATTGGAGCCGTTACAATTTCATAATTATGTATTACGTTTTTAAAAAAGATACACGAGTTTGGCACTTTACTTGTGATGATTCTACGACTATAAACCCAGACACGCACGTTGCGGTATGGGTAGAAGATCCATCAACAGTAGATATGAAGTACCTTTGGACTTTAGACGATGATGATGAGACTTTAATTAAAGGTGCAGAAAGTTACGCAGGGTTACTAGAATAATGTCATTAACACAAATAAATAAGGCTGGTCTAGATGAGATAGCTTTAGACCACGTTTTTACTGTGGGTGCTAGTGGTACAGATCACTACACCTTTCAGGGAGAGGGTCTTAATGGAACTGTTAATGACCCTACACTTTACCTAACAAGAGGTAAAACATATAGATTTGAAAAAGGATCTGCACACCCTTTACGAATACAAAGTACACAAGGAGCAAGTGGTACTGCCTATAACACTGGCGTAACTAACAACGGTGGTACTGGAACAGTAATTATTGAAGTACAACATGACGCTCCTGATGTTTTGTATTATCAATGCACCAGCCACCCTGCTATGAACGGTGTACTTTACATTACTGGTGCGTTAGCAGACGGTGGTGTGACTACAGCCAAGATAGCTGATGATGCAGTTACTAATGCAAAGGTAGCTGATGATGCAGTTACTACAGCTAAGATAGCTAATGATGCAGTTACTACAACAAAAATAGCTGATGAGTCAGTAACTTTATCTAAATTACCTCATGGTACTAGCTCTAATAATGGTAAATTTTTAAGAGCAAACAATAATGGAGATCCTACCTTCGAGTCAGTACCTAATCAAAATTTACAGGCTCCAAATGGTCAAACTAGAATATTAGTTGATAACACAGATATAAATATAGGTTATGCTCCCTTAAAATTTGATACTGACCCAAATAACATATTTAATATTAAAATTCAAGGGCCATCTACATTAACAAAAAATAGTTCATTTACACTTCCAGAAGACGGGTCTAATGGGCAATTTTTAAAAACAAATGGAAGTGGTACATTAAGTTTTGAAACTGTTAATACTGATTTAAGTTCTGACAGTTCACCTCAATTAGGTGCTGATTTAGATACGAATGGCAATGATATTGATTTTGCTGATAACGATAAAGCAACTTTTGGTGCTAGTCAAGATCTAATTGTACGTCACAGTAATAGTGACAACAATTCTTATGTAGAAGAATCAGGTGGTGGTAGTTTAGTTGTTAAGTCAGATGATTTTTATTTACAAAATGCTGGTGCTAACCATACACAAATAAAATCTGATTCAGATGCTGAAGTAGAACTTTCACATAATGGTACACCAAAATTTCAAACTACACAGGACGGAGCAAAAATTTTAGGTACTGGTAATCTTATATTACCTGCTGGAGATACGAGTCAAAGAGGTTTAGCTCAAGCTGGTTCTATTAGATATAACACCCAGACATCTCAATTAGAAATACATAATGGAACCACATGGGTAGGAGTTGGCAAAAGTACACCACAAATTGTAAGCGTATCTAATCAAACCACTAATGGTGCTGCTGGTACTACTATGGTTATTAGAGGCGAAGGTTTTGTTAGTGGTTGTACTGTTCACTATGTTGGAAATGATGGCACTAATATTGCAGCAGGTACAGTAACCTTTAATAGTTCTACGCAACTTACTATTGTGAGTCCAGTATTGACTGTAGATAAAGCACCTTACGCTATAAAAGTGACTAACCCAGATGGCGGTTTAATAATAGCAGCACCAGAAGTAGAAGTTACTGCGGGTAGTGCACCAAACTGGACAACAACCCAAGGTCAATTAGGTGGTGGCCCTATACAGAAAAATGCTGCTGTAAATATAACTGTTGCAGCGTCAGACGCAGATGGACAAGCTATTGCATACTCTGAGACAACAAGTGTTTTAACATCTAACAGCAATACACCTGCTGCTACTATGAACTTATCGTTAAACAGTTCGACAGGTGTAATTTCTGGTACATCTCCTAACGTATCCGCAGACACAACATATAACTTTACACTTAGAGCAACTGATACTGCTACTAACTTTGCAGACAGAAACTTTTATATTATTGTACAAGCTGCACCACCTCCTAGCTATTGGTTTAGAGGATCATCACAAGGCGGTAGTGGTTTAGCAAGTGGCGTAACTTGGAGTCATACAGGTTATTATCCTAATGCTACTGGTGGATCTAACGCTAACTCAAATAGATTGTATAATTATGGTCAAGGTAACTCAGGTACATACGCTGGTTTTAGACAAACTGGATATACAAATGGTATTACAATACCTGTAGGACATGACAGATGCGACATCTATATAAGTGCAATCCAAAGAAATAACTATTCAAATGGTAACCAATGGACTTCAACACAACCAAGTGGTAACTCCGCAGGTACTGCTGCGTTTGGTGATTTAATGAGCAACCCTAGTACAGGACTGCATACTTATACCATACCCTCGGCAGATCAAGGTCAAGTAAGGTATTTTACAATGACAGGATACGCTGGTCAATATGGTTACTGGTCACAAGAAGTTACTTTAGTAAAAACATACAACCAAAACAATCCATAGAGGTAAAAGACGCATGGACAACATTCCAAGCATCTCAATCCCCAACATAGATCAGATACAAACTATATCTATACCTTTACCAACAGCTGATGTTCCAAATTACATCCCGCTGGTTGTACCTCCGAGCGATCTTCGTGAACCAGAGGGTACGCAACCAGCTACCACAGAAAAAACAGAACAACCAGATCCACCGAGCATAAACATTCCAATTATCAATTTTAATGTACCACTGCCTACTGCAGACACGGTGGTAGTTGCTGGTTATGCAGCTGTTTCAGCTGTTGCGGTAACTACCTTTGCTCAACCATTTTTTGACACTATAAAGAAAAAACTACAGAAGTTATTATTAGGTAGAATAGAAAAATGGAAGAAAAGAAAGACAAAAAACAAGGTTTGATGTCAGCGTGTGACACGCACGAAGAACGTATGGAAATAGTTAGTACACTTGTGCGTTTAACTGTTGTAGTTTGGAGTGGATTTATAATTACTTTAAATTATGTAGAAATACCAATGCTTAAAAAATCTTCTAATGCTGCAGACATAACTTTTGTAGCTTCAATTTTTGCAGGCGGTATTGCCAGTTTTGGTTTGTCTACATCTAACGGAAAGAAAGATACAAAAGGTGTAAAATGTTCTGAATGTCAAAAAGTAATTAAATGAAAAAATTATTAATTGTACTACTGTTGTTACCTGCGGGTGCGTATGCTAATACCGTCACGCCTCAGTTTACCACAGGTAGTATGAACTCAACAACTACAACCACACAAACTATAACTGAAGTTGAACAACGTCAAGTGTTTGGGGCCGAAGTAAAGACCTGGAATGGTTCTAATGTAACACCATCTGCCGATATAACTGGTGCTGGTACTACATTTACCATAACAGACACAACTTTACCTTGGACACTAGAAACCACATCAAGACCTGCTGGATTAGTAGAACAATGGGATACCACAACAAACTATACAATAAACTCTACTACTACCTCGCTCTCTGTATTCTCTCAGTAACACCTGCATACGCAGAGGGAGATACAAATAATTCATCAAACCCTGTGGCAGCAGCTACGGGAAATGTTACCAATCAGGCAGTGCAATTTCAGAACAATGGAGCACCGTCTAGGCAAGCTTACGGTTCTAACATATCATGTAATGGTTCTACAATGACCTTTAGCCCATTTTATATGGGTAATGATACATCACCTTACGACCCAGAGGGGTACGTAATTAGTGAAAACTGGGGCTTTCAAGTAAACTTTTCAGTGCCACTTAACAGAGATTTGACTGAACAATGTCAAAGAATAGCTAAGAGGCAAGAAGAAAAGATGCAATTAGATTTTGAGCTTGTACGTGCACTTAAATGTGCAGAATTACAACAAAAGGGTTTTACTATACGCCCTAATACACGTGTTTATCACTTGTGCCAAGATATAGTACCAATACAATCATTATTACCAAAAGAAGATGTTAGCACTACTAAAACCAATCGTTTTAACTTTCTTAAAAAGTGAAAAATTTAAAATATTTGTAGTTGATCTACTTGAAAAATTATCTAAAGAAAGTGACAACGAACTGGACGACAAAGCTGTTGAATTTATAAGAAATGGATTATTTCCAGCAAAACCTTTAGATTAATATGGATAAACCACAAAGAGCTGGTGAGTCGCAGTTTAATCACTTACACCACTTAGTAACTACTGAATTAATTGCAAGAGTACAAAGTGGTGAGGCAACAACTGCAGATCTTAAAGTAGCTGCTGATTGGTTATACAAAAACGACATTACGGGGGTTGCGTTTGATACGTCACCTCTTAGTAAGTTAGCTAGTATTATGCCAAAAGTTGATTTTGACTCAGTACAAAGATCAGTAACAAAATAATGGCTCCTAAGAAAAAACCTTTTTCACAATTACGTAAAAGTGCAAAAGCATACCGACTTAGCCCAGAATCAAGGGCGAAAAAAAACGCAGCTCAACGCAAGCGAAACAAAACCACGGAAAACAAAAAATATAGAGCCGAACTTAACCGTGCCAGGAGGAAGGCTGGGCAATACGGCAAGGGGGGAAAGGATTTTTCACACACTAAATCTGGCAGAATAGTCAGAGAAAATCCTACAACTAATAGAGCAAGAAATCGTGGTAGAAAATGATACCAGTACTTCCAACTTATAAAGATTACACACAAAACTTAATAGTCATGACATCAACAGACGCTAAAAAACTCTGGAGAAAAGCTATTAAGGAGGCAAACAACTATGAATGTATTTATTGTGGAGAAAGACATCATGAATTTGATCTTACCATTGACCATGTACGCCCCAGATGTAATGGGGGTGGTCATATGTCTAACAACTGCGTTCCAGCGTGTCAAAGATGTAATCAATCGAAAGGAAGTAATAATTGGTTGACGTGGTTTCGTACTACGTTTCCACCTAACCCTTTTAGGGAACAACTAATAACAAATTGGATTAAATGAGTTTAGAAAAAGAGTTACATAAAGATTTTAGAATATTTCTAACAGCTATATGGACTCACTTAAATTTACCAATACCAACCAGAGCACAGTTATGTATCGCTGAGTATTTACAACAAGGCCCAAAACGATTACAGATACAAGCGTTTCGTGGTGTAGGTAAATCTTGGATCACCGCTGCATTTGTGTTGTGGACTTTATTTAACGATCCAAACAAAAAAATTATGGTGGTGTCTGCATCTAAAGACAGAGCAGACTCCTTTTCTATATTTTGTCAAAGGTTAATTATGGAGGTACCTTGGTTATCACACCTAAAACCTAAAAACGATGACCAAAGATGGTCACGTATATCGTTTGATGTGGGGCCAGCAGCTCCGCACCAAGCACCCTCAGTAAAGTCTGTGGGTATTACAGGACAGCTAACAGGATCTAGAGCTGACCTTATGGTATTAGACGATGTCGAAGTACCTAATAACAGTATGACGGAGCTACAACGTGAAAAACTCTTACAACTTGTTACTGAGTGTGAGTCTATTCTTACTCCTAAACGTGACTCTCGTATTATGTTTCTTGGAACTCCTCAAACGACTTTCACTGTTTACAATAAATTAAGAGAACGTAGTTATAGACCTTTTGTGTGGCCTGCTAGGTATCCTCGCAAGGTAACCATGTATGATGGTTTACTTGCACCGCAACTAGCAGAGGATTTAGAAAATAAAGATAATCTTACATGGGAACCTACAGATACACGTTTTAAAGAAGCTGATTTACTAGAAAGAGAAGCATCTATGGGTAGATCAAACTTTATGTTGCAGTTTATGCTAGATACTAGCTTATCTGACGCAGAAAAGTTTCCATTAAAGTTTGCAGATCTTATAGTAAATCCAGTAAATCCTACACATGC